ACTAAAAAATAATTCATTATTTTCAAAATAAACATGTACATTTTATCAAAACTTTGGTAAGGTGGACCTATAATGATGAAGGACGAAAATATGATTACGAATCTTTGCGGTGGCTCTTTCGAGCATAGGACTGGTCGCAAGTGGACATGGGGCCTTAGCCGCTTTCGCGACGGTGAAGCTATGAAGATTCGTTGGGAAAAAACTGGTCCCGTAAGCGGGCGGTGGTTCTTTGAGATCGAAGGCATTCAGTATTCTGCCAAATCGATCTCTCCTTACCTCAAAGAAATTCAGATGCACAGCTAAAATAAGCATGTACATTTTATCAAAACTTTGGTAATATGAATAATAAGCTAAGGAGATTGAAATGACTGCTTTTAATAAAAAGAACTTTGAATACCATGGTGGATACCTGCACTATATGACTGCTACAGGTGAACGCAAGTTTGTTGCGCGCTTCAAGCATCGTGGTCCAGTTACAAAAACCAAGTTTCAAGCCGCGTTGATCAAGCATTACTCAGTAGAAACCTACTTCGCTCGTCTTGGCGGCGCTTACAATGCACAGGGTGAGGCTCCTCTTCAGATCCTCATGAATGATGAGATCTTGCAATTCGATCGCGACGATCTCGGCCGTGGCTACTTTATCCTTGACGGTAAAGAACTTCGCTAAAATAAGCATGTACATTTTATCAAAAGCTTGGTAATATGAATAATAAGCTAAGGAGATTGAAAATGTTTAATGTTCGAATGAATAAGTTTGGTAACAAAGTTAGCGGCAACTTCTCTATGACGTTCGCGAATGGCTATAGTGTCTCTGTGGCTATGGGTGACGGCACTTATAGCAATGGTAATTCGGAAGACGGTTTTACCTCTGTAGAAGTTGCTGCATGGGATGCTGATGGCAACTGGGTTGAACTGGGTCATGACGATACGCTTGTCGGTTGGCAGCACTCAGATCAAGTCTTGGCGCTCATGAATAAAGTGGCAGCAATGTAATTTTAAGCATGTACAATTAATCGAAATCAGTGTAAGCTGATAATGGTTGAAGCGACTACGAGTGATCTTTCGTAAATTGGGTTGGGCTCGATCCCTGTAAATTCCCTAGGTGGATTAGTCGCTTCAACCATATTTTTGGAGTTTTATTATGGATTATGATTTTGAACAGCTGGTTGAAGCCTTCGAATACCTCGACGACCTTCGTGAGTCAGGTGCAGTGAATATGTTTGGCGCTGCAAGTTATGTAGCTTCTGATCTTGGTCACGACAAACGGACTGCACGAGATCTTGTTTCTGCGTGGATGAAATCCTACGATGGCAAGACGTCGGTTGAAGACCGTGCTGCATCGTTTGGAGAAACAGTATGACTCGATTCGTAAATAGGTTTGTGATCTCTGACCACCACCTTGGTCATACGAACTCATGGGAAAAGTTCAAGCTCAGGGATGGCAGTCCGCTGCGTCCGTTCACTTCGACCGAAGAGATGAATGAGACCATGATCGAGCGGCACAATGCCAAGGTCAAACCGTTCGATACAGTTTACTATCTTGGCGATGTGGTAATCAACAAGAAGTATCTCGAACTGGTAAAGCGTATGAACGGTCGTAAGATCCTTGTACGCGGTAACCACGACATCTTCAAGGACGAAGACTATCGTTCAGTTGGCTTTGAGCAGATCCATGGTGTTCGTGTGTGGGTGGATAAGTTCATTCTGAGCCATATCCCTCTGCATCCTGACTGCGTAACTGAACGTTTCAAGGTCAACGTCCATGGGCATCTTCATGCCAATGAGATCATGGGCTGGTGGAAGCACGGATATTCTGAGGATACAGAGATACCTGATCCTCGCTACCTGTGTGTCTCGGTTGAGCATACCAACTATGAGCCGTTGCATTTTGATGAGGTTGAGGCTAAGATCAAGAAGCGTTGGGAAGAGACTGGTTACACTGGTCCTGCAAAGGCCTGGGGTAATGGAAGTGGACCAGGTTAAAGTGGGATACGCCTATCCTACTACAAATCCTGTCGTAAATGATCTCTGTAAGTTCCTTTACGACTTTAAGGGTATCGTCAACGTAAAATAAGCATGTACAATTAATTGGTGGTAGTGTATACCAGAATCAGGAGGAAATTATATTATGACAATGCATCTTCTTGGTCCGGCTTACACGACCACCAATACGCGTGTACGAAAGACCAAGACTAGTGCCACGCAGTACCATAAGTACTATATTGATTGGCGTGATGACTGCAAATTCAACAAGCGGCTTGGTACAACGCCAAAGACTCTAGACGAGTACATTGCGTATCGTCAGGGAAAGTACAAGCCAAAGCTCCGTGGCACACCGTTGCCAGAGTATAATGTATCCAACCACCGTGAACGCTATCCATCACAGACCGACACTGGTGTCACATTTGCCAAGAAGCCAAACGTCTACACAGGCGATAAGTTGCTAGGTATTGCCACTATGCATAAGTCCAACATGGTTCCTGTCTTCAGTCAGGAGGATGCTGAAGAGATTGCTAAGATGCGCCGGGGCTAAAATAGTTGTGTACAAATTATCCAAAATATCGTATTGTAAATAATAACATGTGGAGATTATTATGAACCAACGTCCTGGTAAGACTCATTTGGCTGCACTCGGTGATAGTCAAAATATTGCACTTCGTTCTCTTATTGACTATGTCAAGAATGCACGAGTTGCTCTTGACGAAACTGAACTCGAACATTGCGGTCAACCGTGGCTCCGTACATATGATGGGAAGTTGAAATGATTATTCAAAATGCTGTAACATGTCTCGGTTGCGGAGACTTCATCTTCTCTAAGCACAGTCACGATTTTGTAACTTGCACCTGTGGTGCTATCTCGGTCGATGGCGGCCAGGCGTATCTACGTCGGGTAGGTGCTATCCATAACTTTACTGAACTCAGCTGGGAGCTTCCTGACGAACTGTACAATGCTTGTGCAGCGGCTGTTGAAGATGCTATCAATACCAACCGCAATAAGTTTGGCATTGCCAATGCTGTGATGCGTAAGCTTCGCGAAGCTGGTCGTGTGGTTGCTGAGCATGAGCAGCGTATCTTTGCTGAGAATAAGGGCCTCGATGAGATCATGGTTGAAGAAGCAGATGGAACTTTTAATCGTTATAGAAAGGTCGTAGAATGCGATACTCTTTAGAACGCGAAGGCGATGGTGCCGGTGATCGTGGCGGCATGAGTGATGCCATCACTCCTATTTGGGACGAAAACCAGAAGATGATCGACACGATCATCGAACAAAACGCCCGCCCAAAGGTAGGAGCGGTTATGAGAGTTGGCTCAATTTATGCTCGTAGCTACGATCATCACGACTGGTGGATGACTACGCCTATCACAGAGATCCTTGAAGAACACACCAGGGAAGATGGTGCAGAGTATGTTCGCTTCAAGACCCGTAACTCGATCTATATATGGAGATGCCAGTGAATCTTGAGACTGAGGCATATGAAGGAGAGTTGCGTAAACTGCGTCAAGTTTACGCAATGGTCAAGCACATCGGCCTTATAGAAAAACTTGGTGGCATCTACTTCATCTGTGGTGAAAGCGGCGCCAAAGACGACAATGACCTTCCCGATAACATCTATATTTGTCCGGCATATGGATGTGATTGGTTTCAAGTATATAAAAAAACGGACAAATCTTTTGGACCTGAATGGTAGGAGAATGAATATGAAGCATACTATTGAACTTGATTATGAAACTATAGACAAGATCGTTACTGAAACATTGCTTGAACAGCGGTCGAGTCTCCTTGAGGACTATCAGAATGGTAACGTTCGTGTGTTCGATACGGATCCTGTCAACGACCGTAAACAGATTGGCGAGGTGATCAAGGCACTGGAGAAGGTCATTGACTGGTACTCTATACCTGGTACCTATAAGTTCGCTGAACTGCCTACCTTCGATGCCTAAGTATCTTGTAGAAACAATCTCGATACACCGTATTCGTTATGTTGTCGATTGTGAGAGTGCAGAACATGCAAAAGACACAGTCACGATGAACGAGGCGGAAGAGTTTTCTCAGATGCATATCGACGAGTTAGTCACTTCTGCTCGCGTGATCGATGACGCCGAGTATCTTCGTATGTTCGACGAGGATAATGACTATCTCAAAGGGTGGTCAGAAGAGCAGAAATTTAATTATGTGCACGAAGTAAACTATGATACTTCAAATCCAGATATGAAAGAACTTGATCCTAGCCAACGTGACTGGGAATACGATGGCGGCGGAGTAAAAGTCTGGAAAGGCACAATGCAACGTTATGAGGTAGAAAATAATGGAACAGAATAAAGTATATACAATTAAGTTGATGTCGGGCGAAGAACTCATTGCTCGTGTCAAGCAAGAAGGTGGTGTCACCGAACTGCTGAAGCCTCGTACAGTTGGTATGGGACCTCAAGGTTTTGCTATGATGCCATGGATGATGTCAGCTCCTGATAACAACGTCGTCATCTCTGATACTGTGATTGTTGGCGCCACTGAAACAAGCGCACAGGTTGCTACACAATATCTGAAACAGGTGACAGGAATTCAAGTCTAATGCTTGAATGTTTGATCATGGGAGACTCGATCGCAGTTGGAACGAAGATGTTTGCTCCAAAAGAGTGTGTATCTTATTCGAAAGGTGGTTGGAATACTTGGCAATGGAACAAAAAGTGGGGTAAGACTCCGCTTGAAGCCAAGACAATCGTGATTAGCCTCGGAACAAACGATCATAGCGGCGTGAATACGAAAAA